TTATAGTATCATATTTTAACAAAGATTCTATAAAATCTCTTGGTTTACTTTCATTTGATGCAATAACAGCACAGAATGTTTTTGCACATACTCACGATGTTGATTCGTTTTTACAAGACTGTAAAACAATAATGAACGACGACACTAAGTTGTATATTCAAACATCACAAGCAGATATGATAGAAGAAGGACAGTTTGATACGATATATCACGAACATTTATCATTTTTTTCCACAAAATCCATGATGGTTTTATGTGAGAGAAATGGTTTATATTTAAATTCGTTAAAAAGAGTTGATATACACGGCGGTAGTTATGTTTTTACAATATCAAAAATTAACAAACAAGATAGTTCAGTCAAAGATAGTTTAGAACAAGAAGAAATGTCTGGAAGATATACTTTAGAAAAATATAATGAATATTCCAATAACATAAAAATGGTAATAAACAAATCAAAAGAAACAATACAAAAATACGTTGAAATGGGTTATATTATAGTTGGTTATGGTGCAGCCGCAAAAGCAAATACATTTTTAAATGCCAGTAATATAAAACCCCACTTCATAATAGATGATAATACATTGAAACATAATAAATTAACACCAGGCTCTAATTGTATTATTGTCGATAAACAATTTATTAAATTGTTATCAAATAATGTATTATTTGTGCCTCTTTCGTGGAATTTTTATGATGAGATTAAAAATAAAATAGTAGAATTAGTAAATGAAAACAAATTCAGTAATTTATTTTCATATGAAATAATGCGTTATTATCCAAAATTTAAATTAGAAAGAATAAAATGAAATCATATTCACAATGCAAACAAGATTTATATGTTTTAGAAAAAACAAATAACAAGACAAATGGTTTTTACATAGAGATAGGTGCATATCATCCAACAGATATAAACAATACAAAATTACTAGAAGAACTTGGTTGGAAAGGATTGAGTTTTGATTCTAATAATATTTCATCGACATGGAATGTAGTAAGAAAAAATGAATTTATATGTGCAGATGCTTTGCAATTTGATTTTAAAAAATGTTTTGGTGATAAAAATGTACCAAACGAAATAGATTATTTATCGTTAGATATTGACGAAGCAACGCTTGGATGTTTAAAAATATTACCACTGAAAGATTATAAATTTAAAGTTATCACAATAGAACATGATGAATACTCTCAGGGACCAGCAAAAAAGAATGCAATGAGAGAAATTTTATACTCATATGGTTATACATTAGATAGACCCGATGTTGCTAATGATGGTAATGTTTATGAAGATTGGTGGTTATTATGAATCCAGAAACAACAATTGCAATTTATGGTTCGCATGATGCTTCTGTTACATTTATTGATTATCATGGAGATTTAAGAATATATGAATATGAGAGATTTGCAAATAAAAGATATGCAATGTTTTCATCTATGTTTGACAATAAACATCCATTAGGAACTGATTCAAATTTAAGAAATAACTTTTTAAATTTGATTAAAAATAATTTAAAAAATAAAGATATAAAAAATATTTTATATCTGGAATTAAATGAAAGTGATCTATCTCTATTGCAATCATTTTTTCCAAATGCAGAATTTACGAAATGTAATCATCATTTTTCTCATGCTTCTTGTGGTTTTTATTCCTCTGGATTTAATGATTGTATAATATTTTCTGTTGATGGTGGTGGAAATGACAACAATCAAATATATAAAACAAAAATTTATTTAGGAAGTAATAATCAACTAACTGATATTCCTTTTGACGATGTTGATTTTGGAAACCCATATTCTGGTATAGGTTATTTAATTTCTGAAATAAAACCAGATATTGAAGGATATGAAGCAAAACATGCCTTATCATATTCTGGTAAAATAATGGGATTATGTGCTTATGGTAAAGTTAGGGATGAATGGGTTCAATCTATGACTAACTATTACAAAACAAACAATTTAGAAAATTTGTGCAAACAAATTGGTATACCATGTACACCCAAATGTTTAAGTGGTAAAGATTCTTATGATTTAGCAGCAACTTCTCAATATGTTTTTGAAAAAAATATGAGTAGTATGATTTTACCTTTTGTTGAAAAATATAATAAAAATGTTATTTTAGTTGGTGGTTGTGCATTGAATGTATTGTATAATCAAAAATTATATGAAATTTTAAATAACAAAAAATTATCAATTTATATACCACCAAATCCAAATGATTGTGGATTATCATATGGAATGTTTGTTAGTAAATTTTTAAATTATTCAAAAATAAATGTTTATTCTGGAATAGAATTGTTGGATAATATTGATGAATCATTTTATAAAAAATATGATCATGAAATATTAGATTATAGTAAATTAGTTGATTATCTAAAAGAGGGAAAGATAATAGGATTGGTGAATTTGAATTCAGAAATAGGACCAAGAGCATTGGGTAATAGGAGTATAATATGTGATCCTTCATTTGAAAATATGAAAGATATTTTAAATAAGAAGGTAAAATTTAGAGAATGGTATAGACCATTTGCTCCTGTTTGTAGATTAGAAGATAAGGATTTATATTTTTTAAATTGTAAAGATTCTCAGTATATGAGTTATGCACCCAAAGTTAAAGATAAATTTAAAGCAAAATTAAAATCTATAGTACATGAAGATGATACAACAAGATTACAAACAGTTACAAATGAACAACATAGTATGTTTTATAATATATTAACAGAAATGAACAATAAAAATTATTTGCCTGTTATATTGAACACTTCTTTTAATATAAAGGGACAACCTATTTTGACTAAAATTTCAGATGCATTTTATGTTTTGGATAATACAGAATTAGATTGTATTGTTTACGATAACAAAATATTTAAAAAGAAAAATAAAATATGAATATAATCGTAACAGGTGGTTGTGGTTTTATAGGATCAAATGCAGTAAATTACCTAATATCATTAGGTCATTCTGTTGTAGTTATTGATAATTTATCTTCAGATGCCCACGATCAATTTTATAATAATAGCAGTGCAGTTTATTACAACTATGATGTTACTGATTATGTAATGTGTTCAGAAGTATTTAATAGACATAAACCAGATTATGTTTTACATTTTGCAGCAGAAGCAAGAATTCAAAATTGCATAAACGATCCAATCAAAGCATATGAAAGCAATTTAATTGGTACTTTAATGCTGCTTGCGTTGTGCAACACATATAATGTTAAAAGATTTGTTTTGTCCTCTACTTCTGCAATATATGGTTTAGTAAATGAAGGATTATTATCCGAAGATATGAATCCTGACTGTTTAAACGCATACTCTCTTAGTAAATTATCCGCAGAACAAGCATGTAAGATGTATTCTAATTTATATGGAGTAGATACTGTATGTTTGCGTTACTTTAATGTATATGGACCAAATCAACCAAAACGCGGTTCATATGCTCCAGTGATTGGAATATTTTCTAGACAAATTAAAAATAATGAAATATTAACAATAGTTGGAGATGGATTACAAACCAGAGATTATGTTCATGTTTTTGATGTAATAGATGCAAATTATAAAGCATGTGTTTATACAGATACTTTGCACGGTGAAATTTTTAATGTGGGAACTGGTGTAAAATATTCTGTATTAGATATTGCAAAAAAGATGAGTATGCAGTATACTCATCTACCACCAAGAACAGGTGAAGCAAGAAATACACTAGCGGATAATACTAAAATAAAAACTATTTTGGGATGGACTCCAACTAAGTGTGTAATGCAATATTTGGAGAATAAAGAATATGATAATTGAAACAAATGAAATAAACATAAATCAAGAGATAGAGAAGATTGTTCTAAACAATAAAGATGGTTACATTCAAGCAATTCTTTCCTTTTGTGAGGAAAAGAATATTGATCCATCATATGTTGCCAAACATCTATCCAAACCAATAATTGAGAAGATACGAGCAGAAGGAGAAACAATTAACCTTCTCCCAAAGTCTGCTCGTCTTCCCCTATAAATACACTTGACACAGCAGAACTCTCTGCTATACTACACACATCGTTTTACACAGCGTACATTTCGTACAAGGAGAACATATGTCTTTTCAGAATCTTAAGAAGAACTCGCAATCAACTATTTCCCGTCTAACTCAAGAACTGGACAAGTTGAACAAGGGCAGCGAGTCGTATAAGGATGATCGCTTTTGGAAGCCTGAAGTCGATCAAGCAGGAAACGGATTTGCAGTAATTCGCTTCCTCCCCGCAGTTGATGGTGAAGATGTTCCGTGGACTCGCATCTTTACTCATGGTTTCAAGGGACCAGGCGGTTGGTACATTGAGAATTCACTAACTACAATCGGTAAGAAGGATCCTGTCTCTGAGATGAACACTGTTCTTTGGAACAGCGGTACAGAGAAGGATAAGGAGATTGCCCGTGAGCGCAAGCGCAAGTTGTCGTACATTGCGAACATTCTCGTTGTTTCCGATCCGAAGCACCCAGAAAACGAAGGTAAGGTATTCCTCTTTAAGTTCGGTAAGAAGATCTTCGATAAGATCATGGAAAAGATTCAACCCGAATTTGCGGACGATCAAGCAGTAAATGTTTTTGATTTCTGGCAGGGTGCAAACTTCAAGTTGAAGATTCGCAAGGTTGCTGGTTTTACAAACTACGATAAGAGCGAGTTTGATAATCCATCTGCTGTTCTTGATGGAGATGACGCTAAGTTGGAAACACTTTGGAAGAAGCAGTACGGACTCAAGGAGTTCAACGATCCTGCATCATTTAAGTCGTATGACGAACTTAAGACTCGTCTAAATGAAGTTCTGAATGGTGATGCAAAGGTTACTTCCAAGACCGCAGAATCATTCGGTGACATGGATGACGAGGATAGTTTTCCCAAGTCCAAGTCTGCTCCGACTATGAAGCAGAAGTCTCCTCCAAAGGTTTCAGAGGAGAGTGAAGATGAGGACGGAGAGGAAGAAAGTGCGCTTGACTACTTCAAGAAGTTGGCGCAAGAAGACTAAAGCATAACTTGCTACTTCAAGGATGACCCCGCGCAAGCGGGGTTGTTCTTTAGGCGAGTCCAGTTCTTATATTCTTTTCCAGAATCATTTCAAATACATTATCAAATGTCTTAGCAAGATCAGTTTGGAACTGGAAGTTGGCACCTTGATCGTTTGAAGCGGAACCTCCCTTGCTATTATTAATATTATTAATAGTAACATTGCTACTGCCAGCAGATTGCAAGCGTTCTTCTAAATAGGAATCTCTTATATGGTTGGTAATACTATCATATGATTTTGATTCTAGTTGCAGATTTAGAGTTTTATTACTCAAATAATCAGATATGATTTCATCAAATTTATTGAGAGGAATAATAGTTTCTGGATTTCCTCTTTCTCCTGCCATTACAGGAACCCCCATCGGAGAAACAGAATGAATTAGAGCAGCACCATCTTTCATTTGTTCTGGTGGTTTAACATTTGCTTTTTCTTCAAAGTATTTAAATGGATCTTTTACAATGTTTTCACGATATTGTTGTAGAATATCTTTTCCGGCCATTACTAGTTTTGCCGTTTCATCAATTCCTATGTTCTCGACAACGCTTTTCAATCCTGGCACATTATACTTGTCTGGATTTGCTAATGCATTTTTAATTTTATCTGCTGTAGATTTACCATCTACCTTATCAATAAATTTAGAAATATTGTCAAGATCATTTAAGGTATAATTCGATCCTCTGTCCCATAACCCAAATGGCCCAACTTGGAATGCCTTTTCCATATCGGAAATTTCATTCAAAGCATTTTCTGTTTCGACTATGGACATGAATTGAGCCATTTGTTTTGCGGCAGACTTGATCAGATTATTAGACTGATCTATCATACGATTATAACGCTCAGGATCTGATTCTTTATATTTTTCTGCCTCTTTTGTCTGTGCTTCTGCATTTTTAAGAGATTCTTGATATCGCTCGTCTAATTCAGTCATAATACGAGAACTTGCAACATTTCTTCCCATATCACCCGATGAGTATGCAGTTTTAATTAAATCATATGCTAGTAATCCCCATCCCAATAAAGGAACGCTATATGTTAATGCTCTTCCTGCGGTTCCTCCTACTAATGCTCCCGCAGTGCCAGTAACTCCCCCTAATGCTCTAGCACCCATAGAAATTGCTGCACCCTGTGCAGTTCCCATTGCTCCTGCTTTTACTACATCCATAGTAGAACCGCCAGTTGCTGCTTCTATTGCAGCAGAAGAAACTCCACCAACAACACCACCTGTTGCAGCAGATCCGGCCATACCTTTAAAACTAAATGTAGATTGTAGACCTGCTGCTGTTCCTGCTGCAACTCTTCCTGCACCTTTTGCGGTATCAATTGCGCCTCTGGTTACTCTGCCTGCGCGTTCCATCAACGACATCTTTTTACCTGTTTGTGGTTTTGGTGATGCTTTTGCTTTTGCACCAACACCGTCTTCTACGGGTGTAGCACGCTTTCCTGTGATTCCTTCTTTTAGTGCCTTTCCACCAGATTTTAAATTTTGTTTACCCTTTTCTACTTTGGGTGATGCTTTTTCAAAAGCTGCTCTTGCACCAGAGGTTGCTCCTGCTAATGCAGATGCCAACTCGCTTGCTCTTACTTTAAGATCAGTAAAGAATTCTCCACTCATTAAATCGTCTAATAATTTTTTTAATTGTTGAAATGCTAGGTATAACCCACCAACTATTGCACCAAATTTTAATAGATCTGCTAGTAGTCCACCCAATCCATTCAATAACCCACTTAAGAATCCGCCGCCCGATTCTTTACCATCTACATTTACAACTAGATCTTTTTCTTCCAGAGCAGAAAGTTTTGAAATTATAATTGCTCTATCCTTTTTCTCCAACTCTGCTACTTTTGATGTTTCTAGTAAATTTTCTTTTTCTTTTTCTAAAGATCTTTCTTCCGCAAATTCTGCTGCATCTTTTGCTTGTTCAGCAATTTTATTTGAAACTTGTTGTTCTTTAATTAAATCTTTTTGATCTTTAATTAAAGTCTTTTGATCTTTTACAATATTGTCTAATTTTGAAGCAACTTCTCGCAATCCATTTTTTTGTAATTTGGTAAAATCGTCTTTTAATTCAGAAGAAAGATTTTTAATTTCTTTATTATTTTGTTTTATTTTTTCTGCCATCATAGAAGTCACATCAAGTAAAACACTAAAATCTTTAATATTCAAAGTTGGATTTTTCTTTGAAATACTATCAGTGCTTTGTTTTGGTAACTTGATTTGTGCTTCTGCGTTTTTAGCCATTTTAGTTTCTTTGTCGTTTTAGAAGTTCTACTTTTTCTCTAGTACTTTTAATATAAAGATTAATATAAATTTGTCGCTCCCACGGAATCATATTTTCTAAATCAGCCAATGTATATATTTGACTTTCAATTAAACAATAATTGTTTCGATACATTGCCTGTAGTGATTCCACCGACAGGCTTAAGTAAAAAAATTAGTAAAATCGCTTACCTCCACTGGGAAGGATTTACCTGTTGTTGGATTTGTAAATGAACCTTGATATTCTATTTTTGGAAACTTTTCGATAGTTTCGGATAAAACATCAAATTCTTTTTTGGGCAAAGAATCTATAAATTCTCGTATTTCGGTTTTATCCAGTGTAGAACAATCTACGGTACTATCTCTAAAATAAACTTTTTTCAAGCATATTGTAAGAACATCTAATAAAAATTCTATTCTATCTTTAGATTCTAATTTACTTTCAATTAGTTTTGAACTAATATTCATAAAATCTTCAAAACTAGGATGTTGTACTTCTACCGCAAGAGAATCATTTAGTTTAATTTTATTTTTATTTTTATTAAAATTTGTAATTACAACTTTTTCTAAATCTAGTTGTGTTTCAAATTTTTGTTTTGTTTCTGGATCTGTAACTAAAATTTCAATCATTTCGCCCATAGACTTAGATCTTAATTTCAAAAACAAATATTCAACATCAAAATAACATAGTTTATTGACATCAATATTTTTGGGAGAAACAATACAGTTTTCTAAAACTGTTTTAATACAATTATATACTTCTCGTATATCTTTTGTTTCTTTTGCAATTAATAGAACTTTTTCTTCTTTTACTAAAAACGGACGAAATGATATTTTTTCTTTATTTGACGGAAGTTCTACTGTATAAGTAGGAACACTCAATAGATCTTTTAATGACATAATTTACCTCATGAATAATTAATTTGAAATTTGCACGATCAACTATTGATACCTGTTAATCCATTAAGCAATTGTTGTATTGGTTTGTCCACCGAACTATTGCTAGATCTTACAGAAGAAGTTTGCGTTTCCATACTAAAGAATGAAAAAGTTACACTTTGTTTCATACTTTCGTTGGTGGATCCCCAGTTATATTGTAATTCTTGAATAGAAACGGGAAAGCAATTTCGGAATATAAATTCTTGTACAACTTGATTTGCAGTATCCATAGGTCTAACAACTATGGTTCCCATGTATTCGTTATAATACGAAAAACCAACACCATTACGATATATTTTATCTTGCCAGGTAATTAACATATTTCTTTCACGATAATCTGCCGACAATTTAAATGACATATTTAACTGATTAGTATAGGAAAAACTGTTTGGTACTGGAATAGGAGTCAACCCATTTATCTTATAATCTGCTGTTCCTATGTTTTGAGAAGGAATTTCAACAGATTCGCAAACAAAAGATAAATGACGGGACAATGTTTGCGAACTTAACCCTGCCGACGGAGGATTTCCCGTTGGTGGAGTTATGAATACTTCAAACCGATTTGGTCTTACTATTCCAGTAGACCATACATTTGAGTAAAATTGATCTAGTTTGCTTACCATTATAGATTTAGCGTCTTTTCTGTTAGAATTTTAAATTCCCACTGCTGTTTGTCTGCAAATTTTTTTGCTGCTTCCCATTTTTTATTATTTATCACCCATTGTGACATTTCTTGCAAATAAGTTTTATCACTTTTTTTCTTTTTCTCGGGTTCCCTGCATTGTTTTTCGGGTTTAATTTCTACAAGATAAGTTTTTATTGTGTTTGTTTTATCTTTTACCTTTAACACAAAATCGGGAAAGTATTGGTGATATTCGTTGTCTATGGGAGAAAAGTAAGGAATTGATATTTCTTCACTGGCCCATTTTAAAACATTTTGGTTTTCATCACAAAATATCATAAATTTACGCTCCCACAGTGATCTATAAATAATCTTGGAAGGATCACCAGCGTACTTGTTCGGATTTTTGGGTTTGTATTTACCTTTGTACGAAGTACCCATATAAATAAAAGAAACCTCAACAAATATTTAGCACAATGGGCATAAGTCTACCATCAATTATTCAAGCAATCTCTCCTCTTCTTGTACCTTCTGGAAACAATAACGGAATAGGGCCAGGAGGAGTTCAACAAGTTCCACCAAACCAATGGAACCCTCGTTTTGATTTGGAGCAGCCTCCTGCTCAAGTACCAGATGCTAATGCAATTTTTGATTATGTTGAGGATCAGGAAGTAAATAATTCTAGAAATTCTGCACAGTCAGAAGCAGATCAAATTTCGAATGTTAATTTTGGATCCGAATTGGATTCTATAATTGAACGAAATAAAAAAGCATTAGGATTAAATGGTGGAGCAAACGGATTTTATGATGTAAATCTGGTTAGTTCTGCATCAGGTA